TAATGTCAAATTGATTTGCAGGATTATTATCTACTGATCCCTCTCCTTTAGATTTTGACCCAAAATATGCTGCGAGACCACCAGCTGCTAGAGCGGCCGCTAAGATAGGATATTTGGCAATCAATCCTACTAAAAGAGGAAGTGCAGTCGTTAAAATTCCAGCAGCTCCTGCTACTAACCCTCCTATGGGTGTAAAAAATAATGCAAAACCTGCTAATAAAGAAGGCCACCAAAAATTCAAAAATCTACCTATTCTTTTTATTTTTTCTTTATTCTCTTCTTCACCAAACCAGTTTAATGCTTTATTAAATAAGACTCCTATAACAGTAAACTTAAGAAAATTTGCTATTTTCTCCCACACATCCCTGAAAGGAGCAACTAATGAGCTTACTATTTTTTTACCTGCTTTTGCAGATGTTCCTATCCCACTCTTTAAAGATTCTATCGATTCTTCTCTTTTAATTCTTTTTTGTCTTTGCCTTTCTTTTCTAGCAGTCTCCGATTCTTTTTTATCTAACTTATTACCTTTCTTAAGAACATCTAATATACCACCTAATACACCTCCCATTCCCCCTCTTTGAGAACCTGATGAAGATGCGGTTCCTGGTAATAATGCTTGTGGTTTAAGTTTACTCGTAGATATTATTTTTTTCTTACCAAAAATCTTAGCAACTTTTTCTACTTTTCTTCCTTTTTTTCTAGCAAGTAATCCTTGAAATTCTTCTCTTAATATTCTAGATCTTCTATCTCCCTTCCCTTTTGTAGCAGACTCAAGAGTATTAATACCTTCCCTGACTGCAGACATATAAGTTTGTTCTGCATTATCAACATCATAAAGATCTATAGGATCAATCTTAAGATCCAATAGAATTTTAGTAATTTGTGGTTTAATGGTTACGGCCATTATGATGCTGCTTGTTGCTGCTGTTTTAGTTTCTCTTCTTCAAGATGTGCTCGAAGTAATTCAACATAAATGTCTCTCTCCCAAGGGATCAAGTTTTCAATCTCAGTTAATGAATATTTATGATACTGAATCAAGGAAAAATTCAGTTTATAGTAACTCTCTAGATCCATATGGACTAGAGCTAACCGAAAAAACTTGACAGACCCTCCATTACAACTTCACTTTCTACTTTTGTATTAGGATTAGTAATCTTAACTTTATGAGAAAGTTTAGGCATTGTCTCAAAGAATTTTTCAATCTCTTTAAACTGAGTAGTGTTCATTGATTCTAAGAAAGTAGAAATTTCCTTTTTAGTACAATCTGCTGCTACCCATACTTCTTCTTCATTATAAATTTTATCAATACAAGAAGCAATCAAATCGAAAGATTGATCCATTACATTCTCTTCATTAAAATCAAAATTATTTTTAATAAACTCAGCAAGAGATGGATACTTCATTTCCATCATTAAAGAAGAGTCTAATTTGATCTTATTCGTATGTCCTTCCGTTCTCTTAATTTGAACATCATCAATACTAATAGTCACAGGAACCTGTGTCTTCTTATCATCAGGACAAATAAGATTAACCTCAATATCTTCTCCCACCGATTTACCACGAATATTGAGGAACAAATACTCAATATCAAAAGTAGGAAGATTTTCTACTTTAATTCCTCTTGTTTTGATACATGCTTTAATTACATTCTTAATTGCCGTCGTTATATCTTTTATATCCTCACTTTCTAAGGCAAGAACTAAAAGTTTTTCTTCTTTAACTAAAAATGGTCGATAATGTATAGGTTTTTGGGTCGAGGGTAATTCCAACTCATACGTCGGTGTCGCAATCTTTGGTAATGGCATAATATCTTACAAAGAGTTCAGTGTGTTTTATTTAGCAGGTCTTAATTAATGTCCACCAGAGGGTTATTTAAGATATCACCAAGGTCAAAATTAATAACTGGAAGTGGGCCCATAATAGGATTATTATTCTTAGTCTCTACCACATAACGAGAGAAATTAAAGTTAACTGTACACTTTAATAACTGAGATGCCTCATAAGTTACGGGCATTGAATTAATACTAATAGGATATGCTTTTAAAAACCTATATTCTAACACTCTATCATAATCCTTCTCAAACTTTTTAACGTAAATAGATGTCTGATATAACTTAGGAAAATTTACTCTATAAAAATAATTATCAGAAAGAGGACTTACATCCGTACCATCATTTAAAATATCTGTATTCGTTTCATTCTCTCCTGTAATATAACTGATCCACTTCTCAAAGAAATTAATAATCTTATAATCATGATCAACATAAAATGTAAATGAAGAAGTGGCATCATACTGTCTTCGATATGCATGTCTTTCTGTCATACCAGTATAATCATTCACAAGTTCATGAGTTGCTAAGGAAGTTCCAGGTAATGCAGCTTCTGAGCAAGATAATGACCACATTCGATCATCATTCACTTCTCCTGTAGGTAAAAGAGCTCTTACTGCAGAAGGAGGATAAAACCAACATTGAAAATGCGAAGTAAGTGCAGGATTTAAAATAGATGCTTTTAAATCTGATAATACTTTCTTATGCGGTCTTGGAGTGACCATATTCCTATAAATACTACTACTGATATAGTATGTATAATGGGAGAAAGTAAAAAGAGTTTCTTCAGACCCTCTTTTCCCAGAAAATACAAGGGAAATCCACATAATATTATATGTCGTAGTACTTGGGAAACCAAATTTTGTAACTACTGTGATTTGAATGAAAATATTCTTGAGTGGGCAAGTGAAGAATTTTTTATTAAATATGTCTCTCCTGTTGATAATCGGTTTCATCGTTACTATCCAGACTTTCTTATCAAAGTCAAAGAAAGCACAGGTGAGATTAAAACTTATGTGATTGAGGTAAAACCCAAGAAACAAACTCGACCTCCTAAAAAAAGAAAAAAGGTGACTCAATCATATCTCTTTGAATGTAAAACCTATGCTGTAAATACAGCTAAATGGAAAGCAGCACAAGAGTTTTGTAATGATAGAAAAATTGAATTTAAAATTATTACTGAACAAGAACTAGGAATTTATAATGGCAGATGAATTAGAAGGTTACTTTGAACAATATGAACAACAGGTAGGTGATAACAGAATTGCACCTATCATGGATGAATTGAAGGAGATGAGTGATCCTGAAGATATGATGCTTCTTATCATGGATACATTAAAAGATGTAGAAGTAGTGCCTGATGTAGGACAGTATTATACTTTCATATACACTGCCAAAACTCCCCGACTTACATATGATCAACACCCCCTTGTTGCAGTAACTGATATCCAAAGATGGGGATTCAGAGGCCTAAATTATCATTGGGGTAAGTTCAGAAACTATACATGGGAAGAGATAGGAGGAGTCCTCTATGTGGTTCGACCCAGTGAAATAGACGACTTAAAAGATATATCATATGCCTATTTCCTCACCACTCTATAAATAAAGAAAAAAAGATAAATGAGCGAACAGACTAAAACTGTTACTACAAGTAATTCCTTTAAAATATCGGAGGATGATAAGGCGTGGTATAGGCAATCTACGATTGGAACTTATTATTATGTGGTAACAAAGTATGGAGAAGGAGAAAATATGACCTTTGATATATCAATATATAGAAATGAGGTAATGGGTGATACATCAGATGTAAAAATTGGAAGTGTAGAGGAGGGTACACTCACTTTAACCAATCTCAATGAAAAAGAAAAAGAATATCAAGATCATATAGAAAAAACTATAAAAAATCAATTAAAAAATACTATTTCACACTTAAATAACTCCTTTAGTGATGATCTAACTAACCAGAATGTGGAACAGTTAGCAGAAACCGCAGGAGTAGAAAATATTGCAGTTGATGGAACTGAGGAGAGTGACGAGAATGAAAAGACTCCTGGTTTCTGGGAAACGTTTGACTGGGATCTTGATAAACTGAACTCTAATTTGACTAATATTAATATTGAAGGAAGACAATTTAGAGATACATACAAAAATCTTTACTATCCTGAAGGGTTGGGAAGTAACAGACAAGATAGAATTAGATTTACTCAAAAATATACTGCAGGACGAAAAATTAATCTGACTTTCGGTAGTAATACCAAAGTTTTCCAAAGAGAACCAGAAATAAAAATTGACGGATCAGTCACTCTTCCGATTGTAACAGGAATTGGAGATCGTAATGCAGTAGACTGGAAAGACGAAAGCCTTAACCCTATTCAAGCACTTGCAGCTGGAGCAGCAGTTAGTACCTTTGAAAATATAAAGAAAGGTGGACTCAGCAACGC